TAGAAGATGCTATAAAAGGGAGTAATTAATATGAGTATTACAAAATCTTATGACCATAGTTATTATTATTTACAACAAGCTAAAAAATTAGCTAATTGTAATGATAAAGAATGGGATAATTTATCTAAAGTAATTAGAGATAATTATGAAAAATTAGTTAGAGATAAAGAAAATGTTAAATAATTATAAAGTTTTACAAATAAAACCAGATGAAACACATTTATGGTTAACTCAAAAACATTACGCAAAAAGAGTACCTAATATTATGTATGCTTTTGGACTATACAAATTAAACAATTTAGTTGGTGTTATTACTTATGGTAAACCAGCTAGTAATTCATTATGTATAGGAGTATGTGGTAAAGATAATGCTAAATATGTGATTGAATTAAATAGATTATGTTTATTAAATAATAACAGGAATGAAGCATCATATTTTATTGGAAAAAGTTTAAAATTATTATTAAAACCTAAAATTGTTGTCTCTTATGCTGATACAAGTATGAATCATAATGGATATATTTATCAAGCAACTAATTTTATATATACAGGTTTATCTGCTAAAAGAACTGATGTAGATACTGGTAATAAGCACTCAAGGCATTATAAAAAATTTGATATTACTAAAAGAAAAATTAGGTCAAGAAAGCATAGATATATATTTTTTGTTGCTGATAAAAAAACTAAAAAATTATTTAATTCACAATTAAATTATAAAATTTTATCTTATCCTAAAAATGTAACTAAAAAATATGATTCTGGAGAAAGGGTTAATTCACAACTAATTATGAGTTTAACATGATAACTAGAGAATGGTTATTAAGTAGACCACATAGCGGTAAGTATAAATGTCCTGTGTGCAGCCATACTAGAAAGAATAAGCACGATAGATGTTTAAGTGTAACGATTAAAACAGAAGGTGTGGTGTGTTATTGCCATCACTGTAATTACTCAAAAGGAGAATATTATGATAAGTGGGAATGTAATAAACTGGGCGGAGAAAAGAGGAATAAACAAGGAAGCTCTGCAACAGTTAAAAGTAAGAAGTGGTCTGGCCCAGTATGGTGATAGAAAATTAGAATCTATTATTTTTGATTACTACAACACAGATAATGAAGTAGTTAATTATAAAGCAAGAGCCATACAAGAAAAAACATTTAAGCAGCTATTAAATGGCGAATCTGCGTTTTATAATCTAAATAATGTGTTAGCTAATAAGAATTTAGAAAACACTACCATATACATCTGTGAAGGAGAGATGGATGTTGCTGCTATGTTAATGGGTGGATATGATCTAAACCAATTATTATCTGTACCGACAGGAGCAACTGCTAAAGCAAGTGATGACCCATCAGAGTTAAAAAAATACAGATATGTTTTAGATGGATTAGAAAAGGGATTAGATAAGGTTAAGTGTTTTGTGTTACTAACAGACAATGATGAGCCTGGTCTAGCTCTACGACAAGATTTAGTGGCTTTATTAGGTTCTGGAAGGTGTAAGTATTATAATTACCCAGATAATATTAAAGATGCTAATGATGCTTTATTAGAATGGGGTAAAGAATTTAAATATATGATTGAGGAAGATATTACTCCTTTTCCCATTGAAGGTGTATATAATATAGAAGAGATACCAGACCCTCCAAAGGTAAAATTATATAATATTAATATGCAAGGATGGGAAGATAAGTTTTATTTAGGAGCAGGGATGTTAAGTTTATTTCTTGGATATCCAGGTGGTGGTAAGACTAGCTTTGCTATACAAATGTGGACTAATATTGCCAAGCATTACAAATGTAATATAGGAATGTTTAGCGGTGAGACTAGAATTAAACCATATGTAGTAAGAGCAATAAGACAATTTTATCATAATAAATTAGAGATAGAACAAACAGATGCAGAAAAGCAAGAAGCAGATAATTTTATTAGAGATAGATTTGTATTCTTAAACCATCCCAACAATACACCATCATTTGAATGGACTGTAGATAGAATAAAAGATATGAAAGCACGATATAATATTAGTGCATTTATACTAGACCCTTGGAACAAATTAGAAGCACCAGATTTTGGCAAAGGTAGTGAAACACAATGGATAGGAAGATGCTTAGATTATTTAACTTCATTAGTAAAAGTTTTAGATATACATATAATGATTTTAGTGCATCCTGCCAAACCAGATAGCAAGGCACAACACGCACCGCCTACTCCATATAGTGCAGCTGGTTCAGCACATTGGAATAATAAAGCAGATCATATATTTAGTGTTTGGAGACCTAAATTTGAAAATGATGATGGTAGTAGATGTACAGAATCTGTTTTTTCTATATCCAAAACTAGGTATGAGGAACTAGGTTACCCTAGAGTATTAGATATGATGCTTAATTTAGACACAGGTTGTTTTGAATCATATGTTAAAGATAAACCTGTTAAGAAAAGAAAAGTTGTTAAACATTGGAATGATTTAGATGACTAGGAGGTCAACATGGAGTTTTTAATTATGTATACAATAATTTATACCTTTATAGGTTTACAGAACTCAGGAATATTATAGTGGGTAAATTTGTTATTAACTATGTAATGGAGTTTGAAAAAAGACCTAGCAAACATGAAGTAGAAGGAAGGTTATGGAATTTATTAGCTAAAGGTTTTGTTTTAAGAACAGTAGAAGAAAACGATTATTATGTAACTAGAAAAGAAGTAAAGGAGAAAAAATAGTGCCTAAAATAGCAACATTAGATGATTACAAAGTAACTACAGCTCATGGAAAATTACTTTATAATATTGGTAAAAAAAATAATTTAACCATTCAAGATTTAGCTAAAGAATTATCTTGTTCTGTAGTTTATATAAGGTCTATTTTAAAAGGAGATTTTATTTTATCTTCTGATAAATCAATGTTACTTAGAAAAAAATATGAAAGAGAGAATATATGAAATGGTTAAAAGGAAACCAATAAAAAAAGATAATACCAGTAGTCACTGGAAGAAACTTATACATTTAAAAATGTGTAGCTTTTGTGATAATGCAGCAGTTCATTATCATAAGTTAAAATATTACTGCAAAGAATGTTATGAAAAATTAATTAAGGAGATAAAATGATATTAGAATATATTGCCAAGAAAAATAAATTAAGTAAATCTGATATAGCAAAAGATTTAGATATATCAGAATCAATGGTAACTTTATTATTTCAAGGTAAAAGAAACCCAAGCATAAAACTTATTAAAAGAATAAAGAATACTTACAATATTTCTTTAAATAAAATTATGGAGGATTTATGAACTGTTATAATTGCAATACAAAATTAATATGGGGTGGTGATCATGATATAGATGATAGTTTTCAAGTAGATGACGAAGTAAAAGATTATAACATGACTACTAATTTAAGTTGCCCTAAATGTGAAGCACTTGTCTTGATTTACCATAAAAAACCTACTTGTATACAGGAGGAAGTATGAAAGAGAAACTATTTTATTTTCCATTTTATCCATCAGATTGGTTAGCAGATACCTCTATATTAAATTTAGAGGAGAAAGGTGCTTACATTACATTAATTGCTACAATGTATCTCCAGAAGGATTGTAGCCTGTTTAAAAGGCATATACCGAACATATTAGGGGTAACGGATGAAAGAAAGTTTAATAAACTAATGCAGAATATTATACCGCTATTAATAGATGATGGTGAAAAGTATACACAGAAAAGAATAAAAGAAATTAAGAATAAGATAGAAGGCATTGTAGAAAAGAAACGACAAGCTGGTATAGCATCTGGTGTAGCTAAAAGAAGAAAGTTAAACATAGTAACTACTAAAAACTACACTAAAAAGATAGATAAATTTAGTGATGTAAGTGCAATAGATAAAGCTAGAAATACTTTAAATAATAATTAATTTATTACTTGACTATTAGTCAAATGTATGTAATCATGTTTACATGATAAACAAAACAAAGGAGCTTAAAATGGCTAAAACAAACATAGTAAGAATAGAAACTCATAAATCAGTAGGTAGCGATATTATCAATATGATTGATATAATAGTAGTAGACCAAGAGGTAGAATTTAAAATGAAATCAGGAATTACTCATGATTTTAACAAAATCGTTAATGGCTCTTCTGCTATAAAGTCTTGGAAAAACATAGAAAAACATACAGCACAAAGAAAACAAACTTTTAGATTTATTATTGAAAATAATAGAATTGATAATTGTCAAATGATAAAAGTACAGAGCAGACCTAATAACTGGTCAAGTAGCATAAGCATCTCAGAAACTACAAAGAGAGGTAAAATAGCAAATAAAAATTCAGATGGCTCTTGGACAATGGCACATAAAGGTTCAATTAGCCATAGAATAAACTTTACAAAGAAAGATAAAAAAATGTTTAATGATATTGTAGAAGTAGCAGAAAAAAAATCTCAAGAAATGAAGGAGAGTGTTTAACAACACTATTTTAAAAGGAAATAGAAAATGCAAAACAATAAAGTAAAGGTAACAGGAATAACTGGTAAACTAGCACCAGAAATGGATATAAAAGATATTCAAGGTGGTTATGCTAAATTATATTTAGATATGGATTTATGGATATATAAACTTGTTATTTTTAAAGATGGTATTAAAAGTGTTAAAGAAATATTATTACCTTCAGTTGCTATAAAATTATTTAAAGATTTAAAGTGATTATAATAATTTTGTTATTAATTAAAAAAAAAATCATTAATGTCTAATCATGTAGGTGTAGTAGGAGATCGTATCACTGCTACACTTACTGTACGATTTGCTAAATACTTAGGTGAAACTGAATGGGGTTATTCTAAATTCATGGTATCGTTAAAAGATGCTGCTGATAATATTTATATCTATTATGGCTCACATTTTATTGCTGAAGCTACAGAAATAGTAACACTAAAAGCAACGATAACAGATCACAATATCTATGAAAATATTAAGCAAACTATTATTAAAAGACCTAAGATAATAGAGGTAAATTAACTACCCCTCAAAAGGGAATAACTCGCTGTGTGTTACCATTCATACCCAACCCTAACACTTATACCCAATAGATATACTACCATACCCCTATAACAACTAACTAATTATACTAGCATTATAACTATACTTTTATCTTTAACTTTAAATTCTATTATTGTTTAAACATAATCCCAGTTATGTACAGTTTATGTTAAGCATCTGTACAAACACCTGTACCAATTCTGTTTAAGCTGTGTTGATACAATATTAATATATAAAGATAAATATATATACTAACACTAGTATGCCTATAAGTTATCATTAAGTGTTACGTTGTTTGTTTAGGTAGTATATCTATTGGGTATAGATCGGAAGAGCACA